GTTACTAGCGTATCTTCTGATGGGTTTGTATTAACGGTTTCTAGTGTTCCAAATATAACAGGAGTCTGTACTGGAACATTACCACTATCCACATTAACTGTTCCGTTTAGTTTAGGAGTTCCAAAAACAAAAGATAATGAAAATTCTGGATTATATTTACCTCTTGTAGACTCTAACGTATATTCTGTCGATTTATCAAATTCATCATTATCCATTAAAAAACAATTTACACAATTATCTACTGATGATGTAGGAACTCTTTCTGTTAATTTATCTTCAGTTGGTATTAGTAGTGGATTTTTTGCCTCATATGGTGTAGACAAATATGCAATTTCTTATTCAAATAGTACTTTTGAAGAGTTAACAAAGGATCAAATTACATTCAGTAGTAACAATACTGTTATAACAATTAAAGGACTCGAAACAAGTCAATCTGGTAATGTTATTCTTGATTCAACAGTTGTTTTATCAAATATTAGAAATAAGAGTAAATTTTATTCTAGAAGTGAAAGATTATTAGTAAATAAGACTTCTTCTGGAATATCAACTTCTATTACTGGTCTAACAACTTCACAATTTTATGGATTGAGAGTTGAAGATAACGAAATATCATTAAATCTTCCAGATGTTGCAAAAGTAATTAAAGTATATGAGTCTTTAGATAGTCAAAATCCAATACTTGATAAATTACTATTTACTTCAGATCTTGCATTAAATTTAAATGCAATTAAAGGTGAAAAAATTATTGGGTCTAATAGTAACGCAGTTGCTCAGATAGTTTCTATTTTATCAGCATCGGAAATAGAAATAGCATATTTAAATCAAAATAAATTTGTTGTTGGTGAAAGAGTTAGATTTGAGGAATCAAATATAGTATCACCTTTACAAAACATCACTAATGGCATATATCAAGATATTACTGATCGTTATGATTTAGATCCTGGTCAAAAAAGTCAATATTATGATTATTCTAAACTAGTTAGAAAAGTAAATAATCCATCTCCATTTAGAAAGTTGCTAGTTATTTTTGACCATTACACAGTTCCCACAAATGATAATGGATATTTTTATACCATAAATTCATATGAGCAAAAATATTACGAAGATAGAATTCCATCTCTTCCAAACCAAAAACGTCTTTCTGATGTATTAGATTTTAGACCAAGAGTTAAGCAATTCACTTCAACGTCACAATCACCATTTGCATTTGAAAGTAGAACTTTTGGAGATTCTGGAAATAATCCAACGCTAGTTCTTAAGCCGGGAGAATTGACTAATATTGGATATTCAAATTATTTACCAAGAATTGATAAATTATCATTAAACAAATTTGGCGAATTTGTTTATACTTTGGGTATTTCATCCCCTATTCCTAAAGAACCATTTAATTATGATGAAACTTTAGATATTGCTACCATAGAAATGCCAGCATATCTATACAAAACTAGTGATTTAAAAGTTAAAATGCTTGATAACAAGCGTTATAGTATGAGAGACATTGGTAAATTAGAAGATAGAATAGAAAATTTAGAACTTTTAACGTCACTGTCTTTATTGGAATTAGACACAAAAACATTACAAATACAAGATGCTGATGGATTAACTAGATTTAAATCTGGATTTTTTGTAGATGATTTTAAGTCTAATAATCAAAGAAATTATAGAGATGTAGATTCTAGATTTGATATAGATCCAGAATCTAAAGAAATGACGACCCAGTTAGACTTTGCTTCATTTAAACCTGAATTGGGTCTTAATGCAGATATTTACCCACTTACTGCAGATTTTACATCCAACTTAAATTTATACGATTCGAATGTAAGAAAAACTGGAGATTTAATTACCCTAAATTATAATGAAGTTGGGTGGATTGAGTCATCTTTTGCAACTCGTGTTGAAAATGTTAATCCATTTAATATTATTGAATGGAGGGGATCTGTAGATCTTAACCCACTTTCTGATAATTGGGTCAGAACTGTATATATTTCAGGAGGAACTAGAGAATTAACTGGCGATAGTGATAGAACTTATATTGAAGATCTTAAAGAATCTAGTTCTGCAGATACATATGTCCGTTCAAGAAATGTGGCATTTAATGCTGGTGGTTTAAAACCATTAACTAGATATTATGCATTTTTTGATGGATCAAATAATATAGATTTTATTCCAAAAGGAATAGAAATTTCTATGGTGTCCGGAACATTTTCTATTGGTGAAACAGTAGAAGGTTTTGATGGAAATGAAAAAATAATATCATTTAGATGTGCTCAACCAAATCACAAACAAGGTCCTTTTGATTCTCCAACATCTACATTCAATGCGAGTCCATACAATAGAGATGTCTCTATCCCATCATCATATTCATCATCTTCAACTATTTTAAATGTTGATACAAATTCTTTGGCCGACGAATCTTTAACTAGATTTGGCGGTTACATAAAAGTTGGATCTCTTTTAGTTGGTAAAACTAGTGGATCTCAAGCAACAGTAACAGATATTAAACTTGTAACTGATACTTTTGGTGATGTTGGTGGTTGCATCTTCTTCAGAAATCCATTAACAACACCACCACCACAAGTTAGATTTACCACTGGAACAAAAACTTTTAAAGTAACTTCAAGCCCAACGAATGAGCAAGGAATTGCAGGATCTTTATTAGTTAGTAGTGGAGAAACAACTTACAGAACAACCGGAACTGTTGACACAGTAAAACAAACAACAGTTATTATTCGTAGACCACCCCCACCACCACCACCACCGCCACCACCGCCATATTATCCACCAGCATTTAGTGACGGTGGTGGCGGTGGTGGTGGTGGTGGTGGGGGTGGATCGGTAGTTCGCCAAACTACTGTTGTAAATGTTACAAATCCAGCGCCTATTGTAATTATTAATAATCCAACTACGGTTGTTGTTAGGCAACCAGATCCACCACCAAGAAGACAACCAGATCCTCCACCAAGAAGACATGGTGGAAAAGATCCTTTGGCACAAACATTTACTGTTGATGAATCTGGAGCATTTTTAAGTTCTGTAGATTTATTCTTTGCAACTAAAGATGAAACGCAAAGAATGTTTGTTGACGTTAGAGAAGTTGAATTGGGAACTCCAACAACTAGAATTGTACAAGATTATGCTCGTGTTGCATTATTACCAGAAGACATTCAAACTTCAACCGATGCTTCTGTGGCAACAAAAGTAACATTCCCATCTCCAGTTTATCTGGAGCCAAATAAAGAATATGCTCTTGTTTTAACTGCACCATCTTCAGATAAATTTACAGTTTGGATTGGAAGAATGGGTGAAAAAACTGTTAATACTCAGGTTTTACCTGATGTAGAAAGTGTTGTTATGACGAAACAATATATTGGGGGCGGTTTATTTAAATCTCAAAATGGATCAATATGGACTGCAAGTCAATTTGAAGATATGAAATTTAAACTTTATAAATGTAACTTTACTACTAGAACTGGATCTGTATTTTTCTTCAATCCAGAAGTAGGGGTTAACGATATAAATGTAAATAAACTAATTAATAATGCCATTAGAACGATACCAAGAAAATTACAAGTTGGTATTCAAAGTTCTATAATTTTAAATTCTATTTTGACTCCAGGAGTTAAAGTTAGTGAAGGATCAACTAATGGTCCAACTGGAGTTATTGAAAGAGTAGGTGGAAAAGTATCTACCTCAGGAATAACTACAATTTCTGTTGGATATGGATATAGTTCTGGAACTTTCTATTCAGTTCGGTTACACCCAGTTATAGGATATGGATCTACAGTTAATGCAATTGTTACGTTTAATTCTGTCGGAAACGTTGATTCGGTAATTGTAACTGAAGGTGGAGAAGGGCATGAAATTGGAAATATACTTGGAATTACTACAAGTGACGTAGTAAAAGGAACAGGAGCTCAACTATCAGTTAATTCTATAGACAATATAGATACTTTATTCTTAACAAATGTTGTTGGTCAAGAATTTACTAGTGGTCAGGGCCTAGTTGTATATAATGGAGGGACCAGAGGTTCTGCTATGAGTACAACTATTGTCAGATCTATTCTCCCTAATACCTTATATGATGGTAGTGTTTTTGAGGTAACTCATTATAACCATGGAATGCATGATACAAATAATGTTGTTAGACTAGCAAATATTAAACCAGACACTATTCCATCATCTCTCACTTCCAATATAACTTCAGAATCAATTACAATTTCGGTTGCAAATACTGAAGTATTTTCTACCTTTGAAGGTATAACAACAACTCGTGGTTATGCATTAGTAAATAATGAAATCATCCATTATAATGATATTGGATCTGGAACTTTAGGAATAGGAACACGCGGAATTGACAGTTCAATAATTAGAAATCATAATTTTGGAGATTTAATTTACAAATATGAAATGAATGGTGTTTCTTTACACAGAATAAATAAACTTCATAACATGGCAGATAGTTATAATTTAGACTATCTAAAAGATACTGATAGATATTATTTACGTATTGATAGAACTGAAAGATCTACTGGCGATAATCAAATTTCTTTCCTCTCAGAAAAATCTTCTGGAGGAGATAATTGTTCAGCATCGTCAAATATGCAATTTGATACTATTATTCCACAAATAGCATCAATTACTCCAGGATCAACTTCAAAAATACAAACTGAAATAAGAACTGTTTCTGGAACAAGTGTAGGATCGAAAGGTGCTCAAGCATCATTTATTGATCAAGGATATGAAAAAGTAGAAATAGATAAAGTTAATAAACTTTCTTCTACAAGATTAATTTGTTCTGATGAAAATCAAAATGAATTTTTACAAGATTTTTATAAAAACAAGTCATTTACCTTAAAAATGTCTTTGGAAACTGGAGATGCTAATTTATCACCTGTTGTTGACCTTCAAAATTCCGTAGTTGTTTTAAGAAGAAATAGATTAAATAATCCAGTTTCTGACTATTCATCTGACGGTAGAATTAAAAAAATAGGTTTTGATCCTCATGCAGCATCTTATATTTCTAATCAAATAAATCTAAAACAACCTGCAACATCTTTAAAAGTATTCTTATCTGCATATCGGGATGAAACTGCCGACTTTAGAGTTCTTTACAGAACAATTAAGCCAGATTCAAGTGAAGTTGAGCAATCTTATCAATTATTCCCAGGTTATGACAATTTAATAGATACTAATGGAGATGGAATAGGGGATTCAATTATAGATTCAACACAGAATAGTGGAAAACCTGATGTTTTTGTAAGATCTAGTGGAATTGATGAATTTTTAGAATACCAATATACTGTAGATAATTTGGATCCGTTTACTGGATTTATTATTAAAATTGTTATGAGTGGAACTAATGAAGCACGCCCACCAAGATTTAAGGATCTTAGGATAATTGCACTAGCATAATGATAAAGGTAGAAGGGCACAAAAATCTCTATAGAGATAATGAAACGGGTGCTATAATTAATTGTGATTATCAGGAATACTCAAATTATGTTTCTCAGAAAAAAGAAAGAGAAAAACTTAAATCGGAAGTTCAAAATTTAAAAAGTGAATTGAGTGAAATTAAATTACTTTTAAAGGAGATTATTAATGGACAATAAAAAAATTGAGCTTGATAGTATTGATAAATTATTTGAGTATGAAAAACATGCTAGATTAATAAATGAACTTTCTGTTGAAGAATTGAGAGAATTTGCAAAATTATATTGCAAATTATATTTAAAGCAACAAGAAGTTATTAAAAATCTTGCAAATTTTGAATTGATTTAAATTTTAAAATATAAATATCTTTAGAGCATAAAATCCTTTAGACTTGAAATAAATGGCAGCAGTATATGTAACTAACTTGGTAATTAATACATATTCTGATTTTTCTCAAAATTTTTATTTGGGTGATGAAAATACGGATTCTTTGAATTTAACTAATTATCAAGTTGCCTCTCAGATGAGAAAACATGTATCAAGTTCTTCTTTTGTTGGTCTTGGTGCATCTATTGTAAATGCATCTACTGGGCAAATTCGTGTTGGTTTGACATCTACACAAACAGGATCTATTAAACCTGGAAGATACCTTTATGATGTTGTTGTAACTAATCCCCAAGGTGTTGTTTCAAAAGTGATTGAGGGTATGGTTTTGGTTAGAGAAGGAATAACACGTTAGTAAAAAATTATGTCTAAACCAGCATCAAGACAACAATTAATAGATTATTGTTTAAGACGTTTAGGAGCACCAGTTCTTGAGGTTAATGTTGATGATGATCAAATAGATGATTTAGTTGATGATGCCCTTCAGTATTTTAATGAAAGGCATTTTGATGGTGTTGAAAGAATGTATTTAAAATATGAAATTACACAAAACGATATTGATAGAGGAAAGGCAAAACTTCCAAATGGACCAGGAATAGTAACAACAACTGGAACTTCATTAGGAAATACATACAATTGGTATGAAAGTTCTAATTATATACAAGTACCAGATTCTGTAATTGGAGTTGAAAAAATATTTAAATTTGATACCAGTTCAATTTCTGGTGGAATGTTTAGTATAAAGTACCAATTATTTTTAAACGACTTATATTATTTCAACTCAGTTGAACTTCTTCAATATGCAATGGTAAAGTCATATTTGGAAGATATTGATTTTTTACTTACAACCGATAAACAAGTTCGTTTTAATAAAAGGCAAAATAGATTATATTTAGACGTTGATTGGGGTCAGCAAAGAGCAGGAAATTATTTAATATTAGATTGTTATAGAATTTTAAATCCAAATGAATTTACTAATGTCTATAACGATAGTTTTTTAAAGCAATATTTAACTGCTCTTATTAAAAGACAGTGGGGTCAAAATCTTATTAAATTCCGAGGTGTTAAATTGCCAGGAGGAATAGAGTTAAATGGCAGAGAATTTTATGAAGATGCTCAAAGAGAATTGGATGATTTAAAGCAAAGAATGTCTTTAGAGTACGAACTTCCCCCTTATGACTTCATAGGATAATTATGGTATTAAATCCATTTTTTTTAAACGGATCTCCATCAGAGCAAAGACTTGTTCAAGATTTAATTAATGAACAACTCAGAATGTATGGTGTCGAAGTTCTTTATGTGCCAAGAAAATTTGTTAGAAAGGAAACAATAATAAGAGAAGTAACAACATCTAAATTTGATGATAATTATGCAATAGAAGCATATGTCAGTAATTATGATGGATATTCTGGTGCTGGTGATATTTTAACTAAATTCGGAATGAATTTAAGAGATGAATTAACATTAATAATATCAAAGGAACGTTTTGACGATTTCATTTCTCCATTTATGGCAAATGATACTAGTGGAGAATTGGAGATTACAAGCCGTCCTAGGGAAGGAGATATAGTTTATTTTCCTTTAGGTAAGAGAATATTTGAAGTTAAGTTTGTAGAGCATGAGCAACCATTTTATCAGTTAGGAAAAACATATGTGTATGAATTAAAGTGTGAATTGTTTGAATACGAAGATGAAATTGGTGGATGGAATGAATCTAATCAGACTACAACAGAAATAGATAATGTTTTAGAAAATCAAGGTTACATAAAGTCTTTAGAACTATTTTCTAGTGGAAATGTTCCTACTTTAACTCCATTAGTAAGCACTGGATATGTTAGAAAAATATATTTAAATAACGATGGATATGATTATACAGGGACTCCAACTGTTGCAATATCCTCGGCACCGTCCGGAGGAACTAACGCAACAGCAATAGCATTAACTAAATGTAGGGCAGGTTCTTGTTCAGTCAGCGAAATTTTAATTACAAATGCTGGTGCCGGATATACGGTTACACCTACAATAACAATTACTGGTGGAAATGGTGTAGGAGCAGCTGCAACTTGTGAAATAGTAAAAAATTATTATGGAATTCAAAGTGTGTCTATTGCATCTTCTGGATCTGGATATTCCACACCACCAACTATAACATTCTCTGCTCCTTCTGTTAATGCTGGTACGGGAATTACTGCAAAGGGAAAGGTAGTTGTTTCTCAAAACGGAAATATATCAAAAGTTTATATCTCCGATGCTGGAATAGGATATACTTCACAACCAACAATATCTGTTCAAAATCCACCACTTATTACGGGTGTTGGAACTTACATTTTTAATGAAATTGTAGTTGGACAAACTTCAAAGACTAAAGCTAGAGTTAAAACTTGGAATAAAGATACATATATATTAAAAGTAGGAATAACAACAGGTTCGTTCATTCCTGGGGAAATCATAGTAGGGTCTGCTTCTTCAGCAATTTACTCGCTGAAATCACGTTCTACCGAAACTTTAATAGATAATTATGAACAAAACGATGAGTTTGAAAGTGAGGCAAGTAAAGTAGTAGATTTTTCAGAATCAAATCCATTCGGTAATTACTAATGTTAGGAACTTATTACTATCATCAAATTATAAGAAAAACAATCATTGCATTTGGTAATTTATTTAATCAAATTTATATTCAACACAAAGATAATGAGGATGATGTTTTCTCCGAAATAAGAGTTCCTTTAACTTACGGACCAACACAAAAATTCTTAGCACGTCTTGAGCAACAGGCAGATTTAAATAAACCAGTTGCAATAACTTTACCTAGAATGTCTTTTGAAATGTCAACTATACAATATGATACTTCTAGAAAAACTGGAATTACACAAACATTTAAAACTTTACAAGGAAATAATTTAAAAAAAGTTTTCTTACCTGTTCCATATAATATTGGATTTGAATTGAGTATTTTGTGTAAATTGAATGACGATGCTTTACAAATAATTGAGCAAATATTGCCAAATTTTCAACCAGGATTTACAGTTTCGGTTGATTTGGTTGATTCGATAGGAGAAAAAAGAGATATTCCAATAGTTTTAGATAATATTTCCTTGCAAGATGATTATGAAGGTGATTTTTCAACTAGAAGAGCTTTAATTTATACCCTTTCATTTACAGCTAAAACTTACCTGTTTGGACCAATATCAGAATCTACAGAAGGATTAATTCGCAAAGTTCAAGTTGACACTTATGCAGGAACAGATCCATCTATATCAAAGAGAGAAATGAGATATACAGTTAAACCAGATCCTATTAATGCAAATCCAAATGATAATTTTGGATTTGATGAAACATTTGAATTTTTTGGAGACTCTAAATCGTATAGTCCCACTCAAAAAACTGATTTGTAATAGGAAATTAAAAACATGGCAAATTATGATTCTATAGACAAATCTTTAAATATCACCAGTAGTATTATTTCAAGTCAAAAAGAGGGTATTTCTGATATTGAACTTATAAAAAATA